GGGAACAAACGTTCCCATACATACTCTTCCATTGTTGTAATAGAAGTGCCGTCCCAAATCATGTTAGCGTCAAAGCCGTTTACAATGATGAGCTTCTCGTTAAAATCGCACCAGCGACAAACACCAGAAGTGTTTAAGCCTGTTATAGCAGATGTCCAAGAAGCCCCATCATCATTAGAGTAGTAAATTTTACCGCTCTCTGTGTACGCCAGAAGTTGTATTGTACCGTCACTCTTTGTGTAACGCATACCTTTCTGCACTGTCTCTCCAGTTATGGCCACGCTTAGAGCTGTTGTTCCGTATCTCTTGTCTCCTGACCCAGCCTTACTGGAAGAAGGGACAAAGTTAAGGAGGTCGACGGCTTGTGTAATAGGAACAAGCTCTGGAGACAGAGCTGTGTTCATAAGCTTCCGTGGGAATGGAAACTCTTGTACGTTGTATAAGCCTTTACGAATACCCATTAGAAATCCACGTATTTAGTTTGAACAGGTTTACGAGCATTTTGTGATAAGTGCTGTGCAATCTCGTTAATACTCTCTTTGAAGTCATTTTTAGCTACGCTAATCTCTTGCACTGTACGGAAGTCTCTCTCGTCTTGGTACATGTAATACAAACCACCCATAATCAGAGCTCTGTGGTAAGGGCTAGGGTATGGAATAGTGCTTTCAGCCCCACCTAAAGCTAGTTCTGTAGGCATAGGGATGTACCTAATGCGAACATCAGCATTGTTTAGAGGGTAAGTGTTTAGTGTCGTAGTTCCTGAAAGGTAAAAGTAGTCAGGGGAGCCAATATCATCAATCATTGGGTAGTCTTGTTCAATGTCTTCAATGTGGCGCTCTTCTAATAGGCGCTCCTCATCTAAGTCAACTACAGACAGCACTTTGAAAGGCTCTGCACTAATTGTTGAGCTTCCTGCTGTTTGAGTGAGGTCTTCTGTTGTTCCCAAGCGGTTGCTGTTCAATACAGCCGTACGTTGGTAAATCTCGAAATGAGCCAAGTTGACGTAATCTAAAATACGTTGTTGGCTTTCCAAGTCTGGGCTGTCCTCATCTGAGGATAATTTTGCAATTCTACTAATAATACTATCTACGTTCATTTCAGCCTCTTATATTTGAATTATGTGAGAGCGTTTATTGTCCGCTCCCTAAGACATTAGTTTTTAGCTTGCAGATTTAACTGCGTGTACGAAAATTTCATCATTAGCTGCCATCACGTAAGTAGGTGTTGTAGCTTCCTCAGTTACAATTAGGTTTGTACCTGAGAATGAAATTGTTGCGTCAACAGCTTGGATTTTTCCAGCCGAATTAACGATGGTGATGTTGTACCAATCAGGTGCTGAAGCAAAAGCTTCGCCTAAAGGAACAGTCGCCACTTCTGCGGTTTCCTCTGCTGCTGTTACAACGTGACGAACAACGATTTCGGCTCCTACACCTTTTGCTGTGTTGTTAGTGTATGCAATCATTTTATATTTCCTCTTAATTTAATTAATTTGAAATGTTGGGGAAGAGAGATAGATAAGACACTATCTCCATCCCCTTCATTTATTAGTAGCTACCTGAGTGGTATAAGTGTACTACGCCTTGCTCAATATTATTAGTACCGTCAGAGAAGACAATCATACCTTCACCTACGATGGTGTTGTAAGCAATTTTGAAGTCACGACCGTAGTCTGTATCTGTAGCACCGTCACCAACAACGAACTCTCCAGAGTGACCGATAGCGTAAGCAAAAGCTTGAGCACCAATCAATAGAGCGTGAGAAACGTCAATGCTTGAAGCGCCTGCACCAGACTCAACGAGGTTCTGTAGAGCGTTTACACGGTAAACCATACAACCATTAACTTCACCTAGGTAATCGTGGCCATTGAAGTAAGGCATGGAGATTTTGTTCTTACGTTGGTCATCACGAAGAGCGATGAAGTCAGCGTCAGCTTGTAGTTGTTTTGCACCTACAGCGTCTACCAAAAGAACGTATTGACGAATCATCGCACCGTTGTCCATACGGAAGTTGATTGGACGGATTTCACGAGATGTAGAGCCATTAGAAGCACCAGATACGTTACGTGCTTTATCTAAAGCTAGGCTAATCATGTCTACAGAAAGCTTATCAGCAGAAGCATCTACGTTAGCAAGCATTGTTGCGAATGTTGCGTTGTAGTTAGCGTCTGTTGCACCAGCCAACACACGAGTACGGTGTGGAGTAGCTGTAACTTTAGCTGTAGCTAGGATAGCGTCACGAGTTTTACGTGCCATTACGTCTAGGATAGCTGGACGAATTGCGTTAAAGATTTCAACTGGTGTACGCAAGTCAACAAGACGGCGTTGTTCCATTTGAACAGCTTTACGGCGGTAGTCAAGAGTTACTTCAAAGTCACGAAGAACCATGCTTGTTTCGTTACCAGCTAGGTTTGTAGAGCCCTCAACAACTGTAGAAGTATCTTGTGCTTCCATAAGAGAGAAGTACATTTTACTGCCACGGCCTTTAGACTCGTCTAATTTTACTTGAATGGCGCTATCTTCGCCACTACCCATTAAGAAAGCCAATTCGTGAGATGTTGTGTACTCCTGAAAGGCTTTGCTCAGAACTTTAGGCTGGTTCAGGTTAGAACTAGCACTTACTGTTACTGTCATTTTTATATTCCTTTATTTATATTAATATCCGAAGAGTTTGTTGAAAACAACCTTAGTGGAGTCTTCATCATCCTCTGGTTTTGTTGTTGACTTAGAGCTAGAGCCGTGTAGTTTAGGACGACTAGAGGAAGAGGCGGACACATAGTCTTTATATTTCTCTTCAAGCTCTTTTCGTACACGTTCCTCGGTTTCCTTGATAGCCTTCTCCACCTTCTTGTCGCTACCTTTTAGGTTGCTAGTGATGGCGGATAGAATACTTCCAGATTCTAACACCTTGTCATATACAGATTTTAATTCCTCACCTTTTTTAAGAACATATGCTGCACGCTGTGTTTCAGGTAGGCTCTTTAGTTCATTGATAATAGAAGGGTCATAGTCAACCAAAGCGGAAAATGCTTCCACGTTTGCTTGCAACTCTTCTGTTGTCTTACCAGTGACCTCGGCTGCAACAGCAATAGCTGTAGGTAATTGTTGGTTAATAGCTCTAGCGAGTTCTGTCTCTTCTGAAACAGGGGCTTCCGTAACCAAGCCGTTTAGCTCTTCTTCGGATAACCACTCGTTCTCTTTTGCTTTCTCCAACAAGCTTGTCAACTGTTTGTTGCGCTCGTTGCCCCATTGCTGAGTGTCTTTAAATCGCTTTTTGTACGACTCAAGCTCCTCTTGCAAAGCACTTAAATCAACTCCAGAATCTTCTTCCTCAGAGGGTTTCTCTTCGTTAGTTTGTTCTTCGGCTTCATTTGTTCCTTCTTCTGCTGTAGGCTCCTCATCGCTCGCCTTGTTCACTAATTGCTCTTGTTGAGCAAATAATGCGTCTAGGGAAGAGTGACGTTCTTCTACGTTAGAATCTGATTCATTATAGTCTGTCATTTTATTGTTTCCTTTATCGCCCTAGAATTAGGGGAAGATTTGGGACGCAAAACAAAACCTGTGCGTCTTTCAGGAGACACGCTCTATTGGCTAGAGGAAGTGTCTTGTAGTTGTGCGAGTTGTTGGATAGCACCAGATTGGTCTTTTCCTGCAAACTCGTCAACATTCCGTATGCCCATTTGTTTAACGATTTGTGGAGCACTTTGTAATAACTGTAGGAAAGCTGGAAGCTGTCCGTTCATAAACATGTTGCTCAATCGTTCCGCCACTTCTTGTGGAGGGGCATCATAATCTGCTGTCTCTTCAACCACTACGTCAAAATCTGCTGCGGATAGGTCGTTCTCATAGACTTGCTTTCCGTCAATTTCGTATGGTTTGTTGAAGATAAATTCTTTTTCTTCGCCGTTGTTGTCATTAACGTAGGCGATAAACTGTGTGTTGTCTAATGTCTGCATCATAGCTAGGAGCTGTCGTCCGAGTCTTTTCTTGAATAGTTTGAGTTTATCCATTGCCACCGCATGTGTTCTAACTGACGCATTCTCTCTACGTGACACCGCAACTCCGCTCGTGGCGTTTGTTTCTCTACCAAGAAACTCATCCGTAACGCCTGTAGCTGATTGTATTTCTTGCTTCGCTTGTTGCATAACCCTAAACTGAGAGTCAGCAAGCTGTAGATTATCCTGAAACTGAATCCTTTGGCCTTGTTTAGACATGATGACGAAGTTTGGTTGTGACATCTCATCTTTGAGTTTCTCAACATCGTCCCAGTCTCCCCCTTCAATGATTAAACCTTTGGTGTTCAATAGGTGCATCATCTTAGAGCGTCTTTTGTTCAACTCTCTTTGAGGGTCTTTGGCTTTCTCAATAACACCTACAGGTACGCCAGAGCTATCTCTGTTGTACACGTAAGGGATGTATGACATTTCACCTGTTTGTGTTTCTAGCGGAGCGTGCTCAAGAAGAACGTCCTGTGTAAAGAAACCTCTCCACACTTCGTCCGCTGAAAACTCTTCAACGTCTGTGTCGTCTGCCTTGTTCTTATTAGCGAAGGCTTCATCGAAAGACTCTTTAAGTCTGTTCTCTGCGTCTGTAAAGCGGTATTTGTTTTTAGGCTTCTTGTATTGCACTTCTACAATCAACACCTTATTTAGCTTGCGGTCAACAAACTTGTTCTTATTTGTTTTGGTGTCGTCAATAGTAGATTGTGGTAGAACAGGGATAGGCTGTGTAGGATTGCTGTCCTCTTCTGTCATCAGGTCATCTAGTGCCTTAGTGTGTGCTGGGAAGCGTGCCTTAGCTACATCTAAATCAACCCACTTACGTCTCCAACAATAACGCTGTTCAGTCATGTTACGTGTGGTGTCGTCTACGTCCCAACCCAT